GTTAAGCACGTTTGCGCTTAGCGTCTCTTTGGTCTCAATCAAGGACTGAGCAAGGTGACGTGCGTAAACTTGACCGATACGGATGTGGTCGCCGTCTTCCACCAGCACTTTGGTCAGGGCGAAGGCCAGGCCATACACCGAGTACACATAGCGCTTGAGGAAGAGAACACCACCCTGCTGATACGTTACCGGAGTACCGTCAGGCAGTTGAGGTGCTGCGCCAAATCCATAAAGGACCGGCTCTTCGTGGTAGTTACGGGGAATACCTTGTTGCTCGCGGAAAACACGCGACCACTCATCGGTACGTTGATCATAGACTCCATCAAAGCATTCATTGAGGATTGGCTCAACTATACTTCTAAAGTCTGTACTGCGCATCGGGGCTGCCATTTATATGCCCTCCTTAGATAGCGTTGACAGTACCTGCGTACTGCGATTCGCTAATTTGTACCCGTACAATCGTGTACGCATCTCCCCAAGCATTGTCAGGGTACGGAGCAATATCAATAACGCGACATTGCTTGGCTGCGCCAGATCCGGCAGCCGAAGTACCAAGGGTAGCTTGCGACAATCCGGTTGTGGTTGAGCCAGCGGTCTCGTTAGTAATATCAAACTCATCACCAACAGCAGCTTGAGTCAGAGAACCTGCAGCCTGAATCTCATAAACGATATTGGCATCTTGATAAAAATAAACAATTACAGAGCCAACTTGAAAAGACTCGTTGGCAGGCCAATAATTGCTTACACGACGGCGACCAGTAGCATCAGTCCACTCAACGCCAGCAAAGGCGCCAAGAAAAGCCTCACCAGTAGCGGCAGGCTCAATCCATCCAGCGGTGTTCATTTTTACAGGTTGACCTTTGAGAATGTTGCTAGCAAAGCCAGCTGAAACATTCCCTGAGGTCGAAACTGCTTGAATTCCATTTGCGAGTGCGAAAGCGCGGTCCAACCCTGACGGGTGAAAAGCGGGACGCAATCCAAACGGGGCAGAAGTAGCACTCATAAGAGTCCTTTCACAGTTTGGTTGTGTTCATCACCTATTCAAAGATAGGCGGTCGAACGTTGGCGTCATTATCAATGCCAGTACCTTCAACTGAAACTAGTGAACGACCTTGTTTATCGCGAGCGCCCTGTAGCTGTTCTTGTTGCACACGAATTTTATCTTGTTCTTCCATTGGTGCACGATGATGTAAATCAGTCATAATTTCTTGATAAATTTCCATCGGCATTTTATAGAGAATCATTTCGTTGCAAGCAACAAAACCTACATGCTCGCCTGCTTTCACTTTTAAATGCTCAAAGCCGGGCAGTTCATCGGCTTTCACTGGTTCATAGCCCAGTCGCATTCTTTTATGAATTGGGTCGTAACTATTGGTTGATGATAACCAGCAGAGATGGTAGCCGGGAATTTCCGGCGGGGTCGGAAGGGCTTCTTGTAACCACTCCGAGCGGAACATCTTACGACGTTCCTCGGATAATGCAAAATTATCTTCAGGCGCTGCGCGCGATACATCTTCTTGTGCGCGATTTTCGCGACCTGCTCTAACATTTCGTTTGATGCGTTCATCCATGATATCAGCTCCGTGTCTTGTTTTGTTTGTCCCACTCGCGAAATTTAGTAATCATTTTCGCTCGTGCTGTAGGGTCATCCCACATGCCTGCATCTTTAATCGCTTTTACGCGCTCTGGATCTAGCCTAAATTCATTAGGCTTTAAAGATCCGGTTACTTCGCGACCTGAAGATGTCACAACAGACCTCGGTTTCTGATTTCTGATGTTGGGATTATAACCAGTAGAATAGCGATGGGGAAGGTATTTTTGCAACCTTTCATCAAGCTCTTCCCAATACTCAGGAAGCGATGGGTCAAAGCCTTCTTCTGTTAAAGCTTGATCAACTGTTTGCGCAACTCGTGAATCCGGATCACGAAGCTGTGGATCATACCATTCGTGCTTTTCCATCCATCGAGTGGCCATTCTTTGCACCATTGGATCAGGCACTTGAATGTTATTTTGTGGTGGTTGGCTGCTTTTCTTATTGGCGTTTGTTTTAATTGCCTGCAAAGATTCCAATTGCCGCATGCTGTCATACCAAAGCTGCTGCGCTTTGGTAACTTCAGCACCATCACGGGCATTAACTGCCTCTTGTAACTTCATTTTGGCATATTCTACACGTGTGCCAGCATCATCAATGGCTTTATCTAGTCGTGCTAATTCAGCGCCTGAGGTTCTTTTTTCCAAAACCGCCAAACGCTCGGCCAATTCTGAGTTTTGTTTCTTTAAAGCATTAATTAAATGGTTAGATTCACGTGCTTTTTCTTTATGAATCTGTTTTTTAAGCTTTCTCTCCTCTCTACGAGCAACTCTGATGGCCTCACGATCAGGGTCTGTGGTAGATCCTTCATCGGCGCTGTCTTCAGGGCCCTCGTCGTCACTTTCTTGCACGTTTTGCGCATCATTTACGTCAGGCGCATCAGTTTTTGCTTCTTCTTGCGTCTCTATGGCCTCGGATTCAGGCAAAGAGACTACGGCAGAGCCATCATCTGACTCCGCGACCTGCATTTCCATCTTCTCGTTTGGCGTCATTTGTCAGTTTCCTTTCAAAACTTAAATGAATGCTTTAATCTTTAACGGATCACCGGTAACTTTGCCAATAAGTTCATGGTCATTAAAAAACGTAAACAGCGCACGACCTTTTGAACCGTTTTGTTCAAAATCAACTTCCCAGCGATCACCTCCCCATTTAGGAACGCGTACAAAATCTCCAACTTGCGCCCAAGCGCCTTCAGGCCAGGGTTCCATTGTGTCGCGTTTCTTAAAAGCCAAAGGCCCAATGGCAATAATTTTGCCAATCATGGTGTTCCATTTCTCGGTTTCTTTGACTTCTTCGGGGATTACTATGCCTGCAGATGTTACTTTTTCTTTTACCGCTCTTATTTGTATAAGAACTCGTGCACCATACGGCGCCATAAGTGGATCTACAGCAGGAAACGCTTCTTCAAGCGTTTGTTCAACAATGTCATTCGACATTTTTTGCGTCCTCTAAGATTTGATTAATAGAAATTAAGGCTTTTTCCAAGCCTACATGTTCGCCAACTAAACGTTGATATGCTTCCCAGCTTGAAGCATTGCCTTCAGCCAAAGATTTTGCAATCTCTAACTGTTGTTGTTTAAGCATGGCGATTAAATCGGCAACAGAAAACACTAACAGCCTCTTGCACTGCGCCGAGTCATACCTCCACTTTTCATGGTAGAGACTTTGCCACCGTAAGCTTTGGTCATATCGCCGCCTGCTTTGGCATATTTTTTAACTTTGCCACCTTTCTTTAAATGTGTCTCGGCGCCAGGCTGCCCCATGGCAATCCTTTTATGCATATTGATAGGTCCTTCAGACATTTGTAGGTCCTCCTAGTTGAGATTGAAGTTGGTTTTGAGCTTCTAAAACCGTTTGCACTTGCTCACTTTGCAAACGTTGTGCATCTCGAGTCAACTCAGCGGCTTTCATTCTTTCATCCGTTAAGTTGTTCTCGGTATTTATAAGAATTTTGGCTTGTAATTCGCGTGCATCTTGTGCAGCTTCTTGGTCTAACCGCTTAGCGTCAATCTGTACGTCGGCTTGATCTTTAATTGCTTTGCGCTGCGTTTCCGCCAGTTGTGTTTGCACCAAAGCTTGCACATTAGGATCTTGCGGCTGTTGTGTAGTTTGTCGCATTTTTTGCAGTAATTCAAGCGCTTTTTGCATCATTTCTTGCACACCTGTAAATTGCTGCATACTATCTTGGTGCACATGCTGCCCAGCGGCGGCTAAGAGTTGTTGTGCTTCACGCATAATAGGCTCAACTTTTAGCACATTGAAAGGTCGATCCAACGCCGCTGAGGCGTAAGAATCCATATGATTTAAGTACCATAATGTTAAGTGCTGCTTTAAGTGCTCCAGCAACGCAGGCACAAAGATTGGCGCAATAATTGGATTAGAGCCATACATAGGATCTTTAAAATAATCCAAATGGACTTGGATATGAGCCAAATGATCTTGCATGGGGAACGCACCAACTGGCTTAGCCAATGTCATGGCAACATTTTCCAACGCAGGGTTCATATCTTTAACGTCTGCGGGGTCGGGCAACACCTCGTTAATCTCAGGCAGTTTAATTTGCTTTAAGATTCTTTTTTCAACGGCCAGTCGATTGTATAAGTCTGGATTGGCCGCTGCTCTTGCAGCCAAAGCTTGAATTTGCGCATAGCGTTGCGTTTCGGCAAAGATATGCGGGTCAGATACTGGTATAATGTCCGAGTTCTTTTCAAAATCTTCTTTCTCGACATTTAAGTCCTCAACAATATCACCAAAAATTTGCTCATCCAAGTACCAACGATTGATGCGGCCAAGAACTCTTAAAACTCGACGCTGACTGTCATGCAACCTAGCATGAATAGAAGAAAACACCGCGGCGCCTTGCTCAATCAGTGCTTGTGTTGTGCCTACAGGCGCGTTAGACGTAACATCTGCAATCTTTTCTTCACTAGTTGTGACTACACCCTTTGCTTGCTGCGTTAACCAACCTAGCAATTGAAATAAGATTGGGCTTGGCGGATTAAATGGCACAGGCATGGCGATTTTGCGCACATCATCTACGCCAGGTGCTCCTTCGATCTCCGCAACCTGTGTAGGCTCAATTTGCGTAGATTGGCCACTAATTTTAGCGCCTTTAATCTTAAGCATTGTAGGTGCATTATTGATATGAGCAGCGTCCAATAAAGCACGAAGAGCACCAGTAAGAGCAGCAGATAAGCCACCAATAAGATGGGGAAGACCAATGGCATACGCGCCCCGCCAAGGAATGAATTTAAATTCAATAAGCCAATCAAGCTTGGTCATTGACTCGTCGCCATTTTCCCAGTTACGATACAACCCAACAACGCGGCGACTAAGTTCATCAACCATTAAAATATATGGAGCTCTTTCTCCTTTGCTGTACTTATCATCGTCAAGCTCCAGCCACGTATAGATATGAAATACACGGCGAATGCTGTCAATGTTAAGTGCTTGATCAGAACGACCTTCAACTTTGTCGTTTGCTTTTTGTGCTTTGGATTCTTCAGGCTCCTGCGTAGCTCTATAGACATCAATATCTAAATATAAGCCTGAGCTAATTCTTACGCGAAATTCTTCCTCCGTAATGTCATGAACCTCCGTGACACGTGAGGCAGTATAGAAATTCGCCGCCGCAAAGGGAAGATAAATATTATCGATTGGGACGAACTCCGCGCAAGGTCTACGCTTCTTATCATCATACCAGACTTTAAGATATTGAGATCCACCGAGTGGGAGCTGTGTAAGCATTTGTTCTTGTTCATCTCGGTATTCCTCAATTTGCTCGGTAAGCTGCCAATTCATGTAATCGCGCTTTCTTTCGGCGCGCTGTACCTTGGCTTCAGTTGTTTCGCCAATGATTTTAGTTTTTACTGGCCCATCTGGAGGAAATAGTTCTTTAATTGCGCGGGCTGCAAAATCTACACAAGCCTCAGCCATGACGGGGTGAACCACTTTGCTGGCGCCGGTAAATTGCGCGCCTCCTGGCGCGTCATTGCCAAGCCCGGTGCGCTTAATGCCTTCTTCGTATTGCTTGTCTCGTTCTTCTCGAGCTTGCTTATCTTTTTCAATTAAGTCTAAGTATTTAGTGCTAATGCTATCAAGCAAACCAATATCTACGCTATCATCAGCTAAGTTGGCGTAAAAATCCGGCGTATCTTCAGGCCCCTGCAACTCGGCCTCGTCAAGCTTTACAATTGCTGAGCCATCCGGTAGCTCTTCAATATTGTCTTGATCAAACAGTTGTGTAGCCGGAGTTTCAGCAAATGCTTGTTCTTGCGAAGTATCTTCAACAGGCTCAATAAAGCGATTAAACTCGGGAGGAATTGGAAACTCAGGCATTGTAATTCCTTAATATCATTTCAGCGCGCATTTGCGCAAGCGTAGGACTTTTAACCGCGCCGCCTTTGGCCATGCCAATACGCCCGCCTTCTGCTTGGCCTACATCGCCTTGCTGTTGTTGTTGAAATTCTCTGTAAAGTTTTTGTAAAGCAAGAATTTGATAATCAAGCCCTTGAGCAAGAGGCGCTAAAACTTCTCTTGTTGCTTCAGGGATAGACATGCCTGCGTTTGTTAACTCATCAATCTTGGCGTTAAGCCCTTGATAGCCACCAAGATTTACTTGTAAATTGTCTATTTCATTTAATAAAGATGTAAATCTGTTAATTGCAGTTTCTAAATTTTGTGTTACGTCAATGCCTTGAACTACAGAATCATACATTGTTCGTAAATCTTGACTTTGTAAGTTGTATCTTATTGCTGGCACAAGGTGAGCATAGTTGCCTGTACGCGCTGCTATATCACTAATTTCAGTAGCAATTGCATCAACGTATTGCTCATGCCCCATAGCCATGACTTTAGATATGAGTGTAGTTTCTAAATTTGTACGCAATGCACGTATATCTTCAGGCAATAATTGCAATCGCGCATTTCTTAAAGGCGGCAACGTATCGGGCGCAAATTCAGCACGACGTGCCAAATCAACTAATGCCTCAAATCCTGCAGGTGTGTCAAATCCGTTATTTGCTATGTAATACTCATCAAATAATAGTGTTGCAGGCTGCATTAATGCTTGTTGCTCTGTATTTGCTGGTGCAAACTGCAACTCATCAAATGTAACGGGCCCTGCTCGTTCGCGTGCTTGATATAAATTACTAAATGATTGCCAAAGTTGGTCAAGCTCAGGTGCGGGTAAATTTTCAACGCCAAATTGGTCAAGCATGTTTGGGCGGCGCAAAAAGTCTAGTAGCGCGGCAAGCGCCTGCTGACCGTCTGCATCAGTAAAATGATTATTTGCGCGTAAAATTTGCTCATACGCAGTTATTGCATCAGGCATAGCGCGACCAACACCGTAAAGTCGCTCAGGCGTTGCAGGCGCAAGATTGTCTTGCATAATTTGCGCGTGTGAATTTAAAATACGCGAAAGTGTAGTGCGTGAATTTGCTGTTGTTAAGCCAAGAAAATGATCTGCAAATTCTTCATCAAGCGCGTTTTCAGCGTTATTGCGCAATTCTCTTATTACAGCGTACGGGTCATTTGCATTATCAGAATCCTCAATTGACTCTAATACAATTTCATACGCAGTATTAACTGCAAGATTTCTAGATTCATACAGCGGAACAAGCGCGTTTTCAGAGTCAAATCGTCGACGCATTCTATCTAATGTGCCTGTGCCTAAAAGCTCACGATTTTCCCGTGCAGTAACTAAAGCAGGCCGAGTATCTGTAGACGTAGCTATTGCTGTTGTAGTTGCTGGTATAGTAGCTACAGCGTCAAGGGCAGCTTGCGCGTCATTTTTTGTAACAAACCTGGGTGAGTCTGATAGCACATTGTCAAGAAATCCAGGATCAACGCCTACGGTATTGGCAAGCGAGCGCATGTCGTAGGATTCTTTTCTATCAAACACGCCCATGTCCATTATTTTGTCACCAACGCCTCTCGGCAATCGATCACTTATTGTGTTAAGGTATTTTGCAACAGCAGGTGCGTATTTACGCTCAATGAGACCGTTTTGATAACCACCAACATAGCCTACAGAAAGATTAGGCAACTGGCCACGTTTACGATCTTGCTCAATCAAAAACTGTATTGTGCCTACCGGATAGCCACTCGTTGTATCGCGAATAGAAGCAATCATTTGCTCGCCACTATCAACCTCACGAATATAAGAAGGCAAATTTGATTCACTAAATTTGCTTTGTCTGACGCCGGTTATTGGATTTGCAACGGGCTCATGATTGCGTGAATTGCCTGTTAAAAAATGTTTACGTGCTCCGCCCGGACCCCCAGAAGCTACGCAATGATCAAGAACTTCTGTATCTGCGGATAAGATTCGCGCCACTTCGTCTTTTGGCAAAGCGTTCGTAAGCTCAATCACAGCAGCATTGCCAAAGTTTTTATCAGCGCCAACTGCGTTTACATCATCCAATAATTTTTGTTGTAAATCAACAATGTATCTAACCTCGGCTAATTTATTTGCGCGTTCTTCTTTAAGTCTTGGCTCAACAAGTTGTTGCAAAAATTTTACGATTGGCACATTCTTAATGTTAGAAATAGGAATTACGCCTGACATCACATCACGAACAAAAGCTTTGCCTAATTGATCGTAGTCAGTTATGTCAAGCATATTGCCTTTTATGCTATACAACGTCTCAACGTCAGGCACTTTTTCAAGGCCTGGAAAAAACTTTTGTCCTATGTATGATAAATTTTTCTTTACGTCTTTAGCAGTTCTTGCAACAATCGACGCGTCGGCAAAAAACTCATACGCCTGTGCAAGGCGCAAATTATCCAAGTCTTGTTGCGCTGCTACAAGTTCACGTTCTTTTGCACGAATTGGATTTGTTGTTGCAGCGTAAGTTGGATCACTTGCCGGATCGCGGTTTGGATTTTCTTGTATAAGCTTTGCGCCTAAAGCTTGTCGCTCAGCCGTGAGGCCGCGCAACTCAGTTTGTAAAGTACCAACTAATTCTGCTTTTTGATTAATGGGCTCAGCGTAGGCACCTTCAACAGGTTGATTAAAAGCTTTACGACTTTCTTTAACTTTATTAAGCACACTTGGATAATCTTGCTTAAATGCTTCAAATTCACTTAGCAAATCGGCGGCAGGCTTTGCAGTAATGCCCTTTTCAGCTTCTGCTAAGAAAGGGTCTTTTTCAGTGCCTAGAAATTTTTGCAAATACTGTGTATAAGGACCTGTGATCCACTGCCTTGCAGCGTCAACACGATCACGAAACTCTGCAAACGACGGCAATTCAATGCCTGCGTCTTTCAATCTTGTTTTTAATTCAGGCGATTCAAGAAATTCATTAAACCATTTCTCAACAAACGCGTTGTGCTCACTTTTATCATAAAAAGATAAAAATGCTTGTCGTGCAGTTTGATTGTCCGGAGCATCAGGAAAAAGCTCTCTTATTTTATTTCCAAAAAAACTACCTTGTATATCAGCAAGAAACAGGTTTGGGTCATCAAATTGTGTTACATACGTAGAGATTAAGTTTGCGGGTGAAGGTTTTTCATAAATTGATGACGCGCCACTGACAGGATCTACTTCATCTTGCAATCTAGAAACAGCAAGGTCAGTACCAGTAAGGTCTCTTTCCGGCAATGTTTTGCCAAATGGCTTAGGCACCAATAATTGCCCGCCTACTGGCTTGACGGCGCCTACAGGTGCTGTATTAGTAAAAAAAGGTAAATCAAGTGCTTGACCAACAGATTCGGCTTCATTTGCGGCCATGCCTAGCCGCGCGCCAATTGTTGGTTGATCAAATTGATCTAAACGAACTGCGCCTTGCCTTGCATTAGGAAAGTCGATAGGGACGTCTTGTATTTCACGCTTAGTTTTGGCAACTTGCGCGCCCATAACTCTGACATCGTCCGGCGTAAGCATTGGCCTTGTTGGTGCTCGGCCACCTGCAACCGGCCATGCATGTGGAATCTTTGATTCTTCAAAAAGCTGGCCAATATTCTCAACAACATCGCGAGCCTGTTCTGATCTTGGAACATAAGTCCTTGCTGCAACCTGTTGCTCAATGCTTGGTGTTTTGCGTAGGAGCTCAGCCCTCTCAGCAGGCGTTATGACATTCGTAAGCTCAAGGCCTTTAGTCACACCTTGCTTTAACAAAGACTCAGCTGCAGCAAGGGGCAATGCCGCCATGCCTGTGCCAATGGTAAGCGCAGGCTCGACATACGGACTTACGACGCGCTCCATAAACGCGCCTTGAGGCGTTGTGGCTTTTGTCTGCACCAACCGTTGCTGATTGGCAACATCAGCCAAGTAATTGCCATAAGCAATATTTTCAGGCGTGGGTATTTCTTTTGTTGCTTCCCAATTGGCGGGCTTAGGCGGTGCGGAGCGTCGTGCAAGCTCATAGCGCATTTGATCAAGGTCTGATTGATCAGCGCTAAGCGCGGGGTAAAAGTAACTTAGCTCATCAGATGGCATAGGGATTTACTCGCTTAGGCCGTGTCTCATCGACATAAGAATCGGAATCATCATACACCACATCGATCGTTAAGAACCCCATGTCACGTAAAATTCTCAAAGCCTGTGTCGTGCTATCTACCAAGTCATCGTGCCTGACCTCGGGGAACGAGCAAAGCTGATTGATTAAAGGCTCGGCCCAGTCACGAGCAAAACCCGCTTTAACCGAAGACTCAGGCACGTAAACGCGGCCCTTGGCAATGATTGAGCTCACAATGTTAAGACGTTGCATCTTATCGGCGTTGCCAGGATTGTAAGCTCTAACGGGCAAACCACCACGTTGCAAGTCCTGGACAAGTGATATGCCGGCAGATTTGTCCTCAATCAAAATGAGGTCGACTTTTTTACCATGCCCAAACTCATTCTCATCTCCGTAAATTGCGCCAGCTTCTTCAATAACACGAGGCCGTAAGTCTGGGTACTGCATGTATTCTTCCCAGCAATCGATTAGCATGGCGCTTAATGGCGCGTCAGGGCCTGGCTTAAATACGCCCCATACTGTGCAGGCTGTAGGATCGTTTTTAGTCTTGTCAGAGGTTGCGCAATCATAGCTTTGCACAACATACTCAAATTTAGGCAGCGCCTTCTCATTTGGCCAAAGCTTAAACCAATCACGCTTAATGATGCCTGATTCTTCAGGATCAATTAGCTCGGCGTAAATTTCTTGTCTACCAAGCTTTGTGCCTTCGTATTGGAGAATTTGTTGTCTAAAAGTTGGAGCAAGGTTTTGGAGATTGTCATACGTACTTGCTGTGGTGTAGCATACATCCTCGCCGTCGCGAGCCACCAGATCAATTACCAGAGGTTTAGGCTTTGGCGTTGTCGTGCAAATAAGGCGAGGCTTATTGCCTAACCGCAAACCGAATTGAATCATGTCCCACGATTCGTCAAGGTATTCCCAGGCTGCAAGCTCATCAAGCCAACCACCATGAAACTGAGGACCGCGGAATCGTTCCGGCTCAGAGGCAGGAATTCCTTTTATCAAAGAGCCATTCTTAAGTCGTAGCTCATGCAAAGAGCGCGTATAATTCTCAATTAACTCTTTTGGCGTTACGCTTAACAAACCTGAGTCGCCTTCAAAGCACACATCACGCACGTCCCCTGATGTAGGCGCCGAGACTAACCACCGCGTGTTTGGCTTTGTCCATGCTTGGTCCCAAACCCACTCAGCAGCAGTGCGGGTTTTACCCGCTCCACGACCGGCAAGCAATAACCAAATTGTCCACCAATCTCCTGAGGGTGGTATTTGGTGCCTGTTGGCGAGTGTGAGCCATTTGATTCGCGCTTTGACAGCAGCACGCTGCTCTGGCGGTAGTTTTCCAAGGTCAGGCCCTTTGCGAATTTTCTCCGCAAATTGATCAGCTATCTCCGGATTCAGCATCACGCTGTCTTACAGCCAGAAGATCATTAATCAGTTCTTGTGAGAAATCATGCATAACATCGACTTGCAAAGCTCCACCATCTTTGCCTGTGACTTCGACTTTGGAATTTTCGCGATACTCATTAGGAAACCTCGCGGCCATGGATCGAGACCAAAGCCCTGTGTTTAGTCTCGGCGACCCAGGCGACTCAATGATATGCGCCTCGGCCAACGCTTCCCAGTAAGCGAGCGCATCTAATCGTGCTATCTCCAAGGCGTGCCGAAATTCTTCGTGAACTTCTTCCCAGTTACGAAGATTAGACGGCGTAATGCCAAGAGCGGACGCAATTTGCCAACGCGATTTGCCAAGTTTGCCTAATGGCTCAATCTGCGTGCACAGCGCAGGATCGTATTTTGTCGGTCGACCTACAGGTCTCTTTTTTTCAGAGTTCTCAGTCATGATGAAAATGGTTTGTACACAACTTTCTGAAAAATGTAAACAGATTTTGTCGCATAGCACGGGTAACAGAAACAGGTAACAGTAGGCTCGAAAACTCTTTTAGAGCATGCGCATATATACATACACATACATATATAGCTAATTCTATTATATTTATTTATTACTGTTACCTACTGTTACCTTGTTACTATTCAATCTGGATAAGGCTCTCATCGGTAACACAAAAGGTAACAGGGTAACACTAAATCAATCAATAAGAAGACTCGCTCCCAATTTCCCTTGCCAACGCGTTTTCAGTATCACGAACCAAAGTCGTGTAATTGTCAATCGTGCTAAGTCCGCCGCCCTGAGGTGTTACCACAAAAATAGTATAGCGCGTCGGTTTGCCGCCATGCTTTATCAACTTAGAAGGATCAACATCGCCGTGCGCAGCCATTGCTTTTCTCACGTATTGAGGCTTTACGTTTTTATCATGCCCCCATCTTTCACATAAAATTTGCAACTGATTTGCCGTAAACGCAGCCCGCCCGTTGCAGTTATCTACAACCCATTGCGAGAGCTCTTGCGCAAAGTCCTCAGTGGGGGTTTTACTTAGCGCGATAGCTTGTTCTTTATATTTAGTCTTAGGCGCTGCGGCGTAGGGGTCAAACTTTGCAATGTCGCGGTTTAAATACCAATTGAGAACAAAGCTAAAGCCCTTGCCCCCGTCTTTACGAGCCCAGGCCATCATTTGACTAACTCTATCAAAAATATCCTTTTGATCAAACGTTGGGCATTTGTAAATCGCCTCTCTACGACTGGAATTGCCCATATGCGTAATGTACGGCTTATTGGAAGTAAAGACATAGTTTACGTAATTTTTTATCACGTATTGTGCGCCATACTTATTATTGATAACAATTTCTTTGCCAGTGATCAGGTTCTTTAACTTTGCTGAATGGTCCTCTCTGTCACTTGAAGGCTCATTGACAACCACAAAGATCTTACCTTTAAGGACACCGTTGAAATTGCCAAAAAGATCATCAGGGCCTAAAGCTGCAGCGGGCGCGTTTTCGCCAATGCCTAGCATCTCGGCGATAAACTCCGGGATTGCCGATTTGCCCATGCCTTGCATATCGTGTATGAATTGCGGGCTCGTGTTGTTTCGCCTGTAAGGAAACTGCACCACGTTGGCGACCCAGTCATGCCAGTAAGATTCAAAGTGAGGCTCGGCCTGGAAAAAGTACTTACAAAATTCCAAGTACGGACCGGCGTCGCCTTGCAATGGTTCATGAGCCCAGTCGCGAAATAAGTTGTAGCATCTCATAGGCGTGATTTGCATGCCTTGAAATTCCGGGTACATTCCAATTTGCTCAAGCTTGCAACACTTAGGCCATTTTTTATACTCCTCGATCAAGGGGAGCTCTTTTGTTGAGATTGCCCCGTTTGACT